AGCCTCAATAATCTCAGGCGGCACAATTGTCTTTAAGCGATTACGAATTTCTATACTATTAGCAAGCGGCAAATTCTCTGCATACATATCAGCAACGAGTTTAAAGAGAGATGGATCATTCTTAAGCACCATTTGCAATGCTTCCAGTCCTTCCATCTTCTGGCCTTCATAAGATGGACCTGGTACAAGTCGGATCTTGTAATTACCCTCTGTCATATTGTTTTCGATATTAAGACCATACTCATCTTGCGGTTCGTTAATATTAACGCGCTGCATACCGGAATCTGGCATATAGAGCATCATTTGACGCTGAGTGTCATAAACTTTAGGGATCATTTCATCAATGATTTGGCCGGCACATGTGATCGCTCTGTTGAGAGCATCAAAAGTAACAAAATTGTTATAACTTCCACGCTTAGTCCTTGCATCAATCGCAGCGCCAGATATCTCATTACCTTGATCCCCTAATTGAGTGTCATACATTCCAAGACATGTATGAATATCACGCTCTGCGCGCTCATACATTGCCATCAGAGATTGTGATATCTCAGGCGGTCTTAATTGCTCAGGCTTATTGCCGCTAGGAGATTCATCGTATATTAAACCACCTTGAACTACCGCAGGATCAACCCATATTTGCCGAGTATCAGGCGATCTTACATTCTCCTTAGATACTAGGAATTGATCATTACGAGCAATCTTAATTAAATACGCACCTTGAGTACCTAAGAAATTGATAAGCCGTTGCGCATCTCTAGCATCCTTAACTAATGGACGACAAATTTGCTTCCCATGCTTATCATAAAAGGAATGTTGGTCAACAAACGGCATCGGTAATGACTCACTAGGAAACTCTGTCGTCTCTAAAACGTAATCTCCTGCTATCTGTTGATGTTTGACTTTATATCTATAAGCAATGCGATCATTAGTGATTGTTACTGGTTCCCCTTCCCACAATAACAATTCAATATCATCAATCTTGACCTTTTCAATATTTTCAAGGTCTTTAGACTCAATACTAATGCCATTGCTTAATTGTAATAATTTAACTTTCTCGTATTTACGCGAGAAATAATCAATAACTGTTATTTGATCATCATCCCAAAATCCTTGCGTAGTCTCATCGTTGCCTTCAGACCCTATTTGCATCTCAAGATCACGACCATACATCGATTTAAACTTCTTGCGAGATACCCGAGTACGATATCCTGAATACATCCCATCTACTTTGCATATATCTTCAGCCGATATATCCCAAAAGCACCGTGTCGGGTCTTTAAATCCCTTTAACTTGATACACTGATTGAAATCTCTAGTATTCTCATAGTCATTAATGACTAAAAATGCACCAAATCCACCAATAGCCGCTTGTTCAAAGGCATTTTGATAGATAATCTTTGCATCACTGTTAAGAGAGATATCTTTGATTAAAGCTGTACGAATCTCAGCCGTTTGTTCTGGGACGTTTTCCGCAGGTTGTACTTGAAGTGCTGGCGTATTTTGACGCTGTTCACCAAGTAAATGATTAAGAAGAGGTGCTAATTTGTTGAATGTAAGAGGTATTTTCTTATAAGTCTCAAATACCCTGGCTTCATCTTCCCGCCATTGGTCACCCATCACAAACTGGGTTACTTCATGATATTGGTCAATATTAAACCGCCAATAATCATCCCATTTTCTGATATCTTCCCTGATATTTGCGCAAGTTTGACGCGAAAGTCTTGGCATATAATCCTAGTCCGTGGATTAATAATTACCAATATTGTAGCAATATTACGCTAATAAAACACTTACCATCCTTGCCTTACATAACCTTACAGTACTTTACACCAGTTGACACGACAGTATAATTAAAAATCCTTACATTACCCAACAGAACAGATCGACACAACACAACACAAACAATACTATGTCAAAATTTATTATGATTCTTCACGCCAATTCGTAACAACAAATCGTCCAAAAATGCCTTTGCGACTTGGCCGAAAATCACCAAGACCCACTTTGCTTCCACCATCATCAACTAATAATCTAACAAATTTAGAACTAAACATCGCTGTATCAAGAATCAATGTAAATTCCAAACACCAATCATCTAGCCTAGGCCGATGACACACAATCCGTCCACCAGTTGAGGGAACGACGACACCACGCGAATCGATCTCCCATGTATCAGGTTTTTTGAAATAAACCGTCTCTCCCTCAATCATGATACCCGCTGGAATGATTGAACTACGCGCTGTCGTAATTTTAATTTTTCCTGATTTGTGGAATTTTCCCGCTTCAATAAGGCAAGCATAAATATTAGTAGTAGGATAGTATAACCTATGATTTTCATCCTCATAACAAACCTTCTTTGCAGCTTCTCTCGGTGTTAAATTCTTTTCCTTAACTTTATTCTCTTGCTCTTCGATATTGAAACGATTCATCAATAGTGGAGTTATCCCTGTTATTTCTATATGTAACTTCATTTAATTCCCTTACCTTAGTTTACCTTACACAACACGACTTCACGCGACTTGACAAAACACAACCTGATAAAATTTAAAAATAATTTCCTACATAAAATTAAAAATCCTTGCCTGACCTTCCCATGCTTTACAAAACGTCCCAACACAGTGCTTTACAGTTTAAAAAACTGTAGTTCACAAATCATCACTTCACAAGACATCACAATACAAGACAACACTCATCATTACTTCATACGATAAAATCATTGCCTTAATTAGCCCAACCTGATTACACCCAACTTCACATCACCGTGTTAACCCCAAATTATTCCTATCCTTAATAAAACATTCCTTGGTGGTGTCTAGATATTATCTGAGGTGCATAAGCTGATTCACTCGCATATTGACCATTATAGAAAGTCAAAGCAAGCGCATCAGCGCAATTGAACACTAATATATCATTAGCATAATAAACGTTATGTTTTTCAAGTGTTAAGTTATACACCATTATCTTTCCAACGCTGTTTTGCTGAACACGTGTAGGAACAACATCTAACGTTCTTATGACGGTTTGAAATAAATTCTTTATTACAATAAAGACATTTCCTAGTTTCAGTAAAATATCGCTTATAACTTTCTTTTTGCTCGCACACATGAGAACAAAATCGCACACTTTTTCTATTCTTGAAATAGGTCTCAAATTCTTTTCCGCAAACTGAACAGATTGATTTTTCTTTCTTTCTGTTAATCCAGGTATTCTTTCCATGTTGCTTATGCCATTTGAGTCCATCTTTTGATTTGTGCCACTGTGTTGCAGCTTTAATGGCCTTAGCAATATGCTTTTTATTCTCTCTAATGTAGTTTGGATCTTGCTGTCTTTCTGCCATGTGCATTTTGCAATGATCACTACGGGACATAATTTCCAAATTGGAAATATCATTGTTACGCCAGTCATGATCTTTATGATGAATGATATGATCTTTTGGGATATCTCCGTAATTGTCTGACCAAACCCTACGATGTAAAAGGCGTTCTTTGTCATTCCTATTGTATGATTGATAGTATTTACCACTTGATTGAATTCTGTATTTTTGCCCACGATAAATAATAACTTTATCACTTTCCACTTCATCATCGACCATCTAGAATAACTCTCAATATTAAACGTCAATGATAAAGCATCTAATGGACATTTTCCATTATTCCAGGTAAATATTTTATGTTTTCCTTTTCCACATAATATAGATTTGTTTGAGAATTCTACGGTTGTTAATTTATCAGTTTCGCTAACCCATACTTTAATAACTTTTGTATTTCCGAATGGAGTAACAATAATATCATCTTCTTTAATTGATTCTATTGCTGTTATTCCCTGCGGTGTTCTAATCATCGTTCCCGCAACAAAACAATCAGGACTAGGCATACCTCGAGCCTTAAGATCATCTTTACTCTCTATCTGAAGTTGACCATTACTATTATATTTGTAGCCAAGTGAACATAGTTCGCCATGTAATTCATCGCTATCAGGTATTTGTACTAGCAATTCCTGGCATAACCAATCTCGCATGTCGGACCATAATTGCGCTCTAAGATTTTTGAATTTATCCTTGAGATTAGCGCTACGAGCAACATTAACGCCTTCACACTGAGTAAAGCCCATCTCACGTAATCGATCGACAATACCAGCACCAATCCCAATGCAATCTATAAATACTTTCGTAGGGTGCTCGGTCTCAATAATGTGGCGAATCTTTCCCACGGTTTCCATAGTATTACTATTGCGGAAAGCATCAAGATTGTAAGCAAGACGACCCTTACGACGTATAATCGCAGTTCTATCGCTATTAGCAATTGCAGGATCGACACCAATAATAAGATTAGCCTCAGAATCGACATCATTCATCCTTGCCTTTAATACATAACTAGACGTTATAAATACATTATCTATAGCGTTTCTGAATGCTTCTTCAGCGTTCATTGGATATTCAGACTTAAAGAGTTCAGTACCAGCGCCAATGTCTTTAGAGAGAGACATGATCTTAATCCGGCGCCATGCCATATGCTCTAGCGTTAGGCCATCGTGGCTATAAGCATCTAATAACAATTGCTCGTCCTCATCGGCCTTAAATCCGGTATCAAAGCGCCTATATTCCTGTTGCCAGTACCACGGCAAGAATATAGCCTGAAATTCGCTAGCTCCGCTCATAGCTTGAAGCCACATGCCATGAAAATAATTCCCCATGCCATTTGCTGTTGACTCTAATATTATCTCCGTCCCATAGTCGTCACTCACAGCTTGCAGCACGCCTCTAGCATGTTCTTCTGCGTTTTGCCAAAATGCTACTTCAGATCCATGGAATAGTTGTACGGTCTGTGACCGACCTACGCCTTTATTGCCGGCTGTGCCAACACTATAGCTGCCGTCATATCTCGATATCTTGAGTTCTTTGGCGCTGCTACGTTCAGCTTCGGGACACAATCCTTTAGGCAAATTCTCGTAATAGTATTTTGTCATCTCAAACAGGTTTTTGGTCGCATCTTGCTCATGCGTTAGGATAAAGGCTTTTAAACCTTGACCAGTAATGACTTTGTGAAAGAATCTAGCTTGAATATAAGTCGAACACCCTTGTTGTCGGCCTTTGAGAATAATCGCACGTACCCGACCATTAGCTTTAAGTTGATCTTCTAATCTTTGATGCAAATATTGTTGAGCTTGATTAAGATCAAATGATAGAGCTCTGCCTGATTTTAATTTGATCTTGAAAAATAGAGGAGCAAATTCTGTGAGGTTTTTAAGACGTGAAATATCATAACTTTGCATTGTCTTTATCTTTTTTGTGCAGTTGATCTAATAAGTATTGCGCTACTTTGTCTTCTTCGCCATCTGCGCCAGCTTCGCGCCAGCCTGCACGCATTTTAAGCCATGATACGATTGCTTTATAATGGCCTTCTTCCACCTTAGCGTATAATTTATTCATAGCGACTACATTCATGTTTTGTAACGCTTCGTCCAATTCTTCTCGGTAATGTTTGCTCAAAGTATCGGCATCTATATTCAATCTGTTTGCTATTTTTTCAATAGATATACCTAAAGCATAGAGATTTTTAACGAGCTCTCTCGTGAGCGCGCTAGGAACATGAGGATTACTATAGCCTTTTGGACAATCTAAAGTTGTCATATATAACCGAAGTTGTTGAATTTCAGTTCAATAATAATACAGTTCTCACAATCCTGCAATACCCAAAATAAATCTCTGATAATAGTTGTAATCATTAAATCATTATTATATGATGTTTACATATTAACTAACGAGGTAAACAGTAATGAGCTCATACAAAATAGAATATAAAAATCATAAAAACGATAGATGGCAATTACATAGTTTGTGCCAAGATCAATATCACGCTTTGAAAGCTTTTAACGAATTAAACATTTTAGTTTTAGATGATAATTCTAATAATGTTTATGTGAGAGTCATTAATAAAAAAGATCAAGTTTTAATTTCAAAGCACATACAATCTTTTGAATTATACACAATCTAAGCTAATCCCGAAGCGCTCAAAGGAATGAGCGTTTTAAGATTAACTTAACTTGGAGTAAGTAAAAATGTAAGACAAAGAAAAATGCCCTAAAAAAAGCGAAAATCCCGATAAAATTATAAGAGGATAATAAAAATGCTTTGGTCCCTATTTATATATTCGATATTTTTTGTACTGATTGCAGGGATTTTTGAGATGTCGCCGATTTTTGGGTTTTTTGTGTTAGGCGCTATTTGTGTCATCATTGGATGTATGGATGATTAGTATAATTGTAGAAAATATGCTCTAATGTCATTGTATTAAAAAAAGGCGTTAGAGCATGGCAGTAACATCAGAAAAACTAGAAGATATAATAATGTCGGATGATAAAAATTTAATCAGTATAAAAAACTCGCTAGAGATAATAGAAGAAAAATTTGATCTTAGGTGGAAACATCAAGATATGCAATTTAAGTCACTTGATGATAAGTTTCGTACAATAGATGGTCAATTTGCTTTGTTAGACAAAAGAATGGACGGTATTGATATCCGATTAGATAATTTAGAAGGTAGATTTTGGCAAATTGTAATGATTTTGGTCGGTTATCCTATTGCTCTTCTAGTCGGTAAACTTTGTCATCTAATTTAGCTAAATTTCTTTAACCAATCCGCGTGAGTAGATTCTAGATTTTGTAGTTTTGCATATAAATCAGGATCACTTTTCAGTTTTTCAGCCATTTCGCAATGTTGACATGGATTAGCACCTACCAATGCCGCTAAAAGCGCTAAAATCACGCCGGTAGCGGGCGATCCAATGAATCCAGCTATGATAGGGCTTGCTTTAAATAAAATCGGCAGAATCTCAGAAAAAGTGTCTTTAAAGTCATTGTATTCCATCTGATCGATTTTCCTTATTATTTTGGTATCTTATTAAATCATGGGCAAAAAAAAAGCGCTAGCTGTGAGATAGCGCTGTCAGATTTATTCAAAGAGAGTACCTATTGCTTTAGAGAGAACCAAAAACAAAAAGGAATCACGTTAAAAGTTATTTTGCTATATTTTTGATATAGCGTCAATTGCTTCTTCTACTGATGTGATGACAGCGTAATGTCCTCGCCAAGTTAAATGGAATTCTTTTTCTTTTTCTGTAAGTGCTTGTTGTGATTTGCACTTAGTTCCATCTTTAATCTCAAGCAATAAATTATGGCCGCGAAAACCCACACACAAATCGGGAAAACCATGACCCACCATACTTGTGATAGCAACAGATACCCCCATTTTCCTAAGAGCCTGTACAATTTCATGCTGATTACCATCAATCCGTTTGGCTTTCATCCTGTAAAACTATACCTCATGTTTCATGTAGAACATTAAACTGTACATTTATTTCTTGCTTGATGAAAATAATGTATAAGTTTTATACTACTTGATCAACATCTTTTCCTCTAATCTTAGCTATCCACCATTCTGCTAAGGGTTTACCCGTGAGACTTTCAGGGGGTTTTAGAGGCGGATTAGCGATCATGTAATCTGCCAAGTACTTTGATGGCGGCGGCTGTGGTTCGAACCATGTGTACTTAAAACCTTCGGTATATCTGTCATACAAATATGAAATTTTCGACATTTAGACATTCCTTGTCTTGTCAATGGACACTATCATGAATAAAAATGGCAAATATTTAATCAATCATTAATGTTGGGCCTCTCTATCTAATCTTTCTTGCGTAAAATCTCTATATTTTGGTCTGACAATTTCTTCTTTTTTAATAACAGTTAATTGTTTTCTTGGCTCATAAATACTTGGATAACCACACTCAATAGAATATTCAATAAGATCATGAACATTGTAACCTTTTTCTTTAAATTTAATAATTTTGTTTAAAAATAAAACGATAGCATGATCAGTCATTGGTTTTTTTATTTTCTTTCTATGTTCTTTAAACTTTTCCCATAAGTCTTTATCCAAAAATTCAGGAATCGCTATATCTGGTTTTATATATGGTTTTATATCTGTATATGTAGTCGAGACGATTTCATCTTGCCGTCGAGACGATTTCATTTCACCGTCGATACGATTTCGTCTCAACGGCAACGGCGATACTTGCAGCCCTAAATCGGTCAAAGAATACCAAGGCGTATGGTCATAAGGATTGTCATTAAATTTGCTACTTTTTATGATCAAACCATGGTTAATAATTTTGATGATTAAGCGTTGTATTTGTGATTTTGACCAGTATGGAAATATCTCTGTGAAAGCTTCTAGTGTATTATATGTCCAGTATCTTCCTTGATGATAATTCTTTTTATTGGCTTTATTATGAGCAATCCAAAATGATAGATTATGTAAAAATAT